ATCCCTAGATATCCTATATAGGATATATGAAAGAGAAAAAAGTAATATTAACAAGTAATAATATAACACCTAAACAGTGGTCTAATTTATTAATTGAATTAAATTTAGTGTGTGAGGCATGGAAACCTTATGCAAAAATTAATGTTCATGCTCATGGTGCTAAAAAGATTATAGCAAATGGAAAGAAAGTAAATGATTACAAAAGCTGATGGACATGATAATTCTAACAGACGGAATGTATCATCTAGTCCCAGTGACAGAAGAGATGTTAGCAAACCTAAAACTGTTTAAAGATACAGTTAAGTATGCTGATTTGTGTGATATATTAAGAATAAAATTGAGCACCTATGCTCCCGATCCTATCAACGCTCATATGATGAACGATGGTAGTGGTGATTTTTTTGGGTGTATTTGGAAATAGAATTTATAAGACCGTTAGTAGGCGTCCAAGTTCTGCAGTAACTGCGTTCCACTGTACGTTCGCGATGATGGGAAACCTAGCAACGAAAGCGGCGCCTTCTACGTTAGTACGTGCACGGAAAACGTAGGGGCCGAATGAATTATGAAAAAGAAAAAAACATTACACGGGTACTACATAGATGGTAAAGGAAACATCTTTGAGTTGTGGATAGATGACAATGGCCGCATTACCCAAACTAAAATGAAAAAATAAAACCTATCACAAGAGGGAATAGAGTGATAGGTTATTGTGGTGAGAATAATAACACCTTAACACAATCTTGCCACAATTGTCAAGTCTCTTGAATTCCAGCACATGAAAAAGTTATAGATATTTTATGTTTATTAACTTCAACTGGTCCAATCTCTTTAAGCTTTCTAGCAGCCTCTTCGTAGCCTGCAATACTACATTCATACGCATCTTTAAACTGAACCGGCCATTCGTATGGGGGTAGGCATGCTCCAGTATTCATTGAACACATATATAAAATTAATATAAATTTCATCTTGACAAATCCTTAATCAATCCTATATAATCATCAGAAATAAATGAAAGGACACAATGACTGATATAACTAAATATAGAAATGTTTCGTTAACACATGAAACATACAAGACTTTGATACAATTGTCGAAGGTATTATTGCCTGATGCAAAACTATCAATATCTAAAACAATCGAACAGATTGCAAATGAGAAAGCGAAGAAGTTAAATGGCAAAATTAAAAAAGATTAATACTAAATTAATGTTTTGTCCTACCTGTAAGGGTAATGGATATTTAAAGGTGGGCACTGAAGAAGGAGAATCTATCCATCAGTGCTGGGACTGCGATTCGGAAGGAGAATATTATGTTCATCAGCCCAAAACTTATGAGTCTGATAACACTGCTGATATTAATGCAGATGATGATGTCAAGTTGCACTAGAAACATAGATCTCAATCCATGGACCACGGCAGCAAGGATTGTTTATGACGGAAAATGATGTTGCATATTTAGCTGGTTTAATAGATGGCGAAGGTTCTATCTATTATAAACAAACTAAACAAAAGAGAAACACTAGACCGGGTAAACCAGTTCACAATGTTTGGGTTATAAGACTAGAGATAGCCATGACTGCTAAAGATACTGTGAAATGGTGCCACGATACATTTAAGGTGGGTTCCTTTGGAGAACGTAAAGTTAAAGAAGGAAAGAAGAGACAATGGCGATGGAGAGTATCCCATAGAGATTGTCTAGAAATTTGTGTAGCTGTCTGGCCTCACATTAAAAATAAATTACATAAAGTTGAACAAGTAATAGATCACTATGAACCTTATGCTAAAAATTTAGGCGACAATGTAATTGATTTAGAACTTGAAAGAAAAACTAGAAAGTTTGATTGGAATTTACATGGTAGTTAAAAAAGGTTTTAAGTGGGATGGAAAAACAAGAGTAAGTAATGACACCTACCGAAAAAATTTTGATAAAATTTTTAAGAAAAAGGTAGACGATCCTTTTAAAAAAGAAGTCAAACAAGAAGATGTTGAAAAAGATGATGAGCTATTAAAAGAAATAGCGGATAGGAATGGTTTTTAATGATGACTGAAGAAGATATAAAGAATCATCATAAGATGATTGATGAATTACAGAAGAAAGAATCTCAACCTGAGAACCTACAGGTCACCTTATATAATTGGGGGCCCTGTGTAGTTAAGTTTAAAATTAAAGATAATTTCCAACAGATACTGGAATCTGAAGCTAAACTAGCGAGTGGAGATTTTAGTAAACAGCTAGCCGGACAACTGCACACGGAACTTGGATTTACAACCGAGTCTAAAAATAAACTTCTTCCATATCTCGCTCCTTACTTGGGTGCTTATGATAATGTTTTTGAAAGATTTCAGAATAAAAAACATGAAAAGAAACCAGAGTATTTTATGTCTGCTATGTGGATAAACTATCAAAGACAATATGATTTTAATCCACCACACGATCACGATGGAGCTTTATCTTTTATAATATATTTATCTATTCCGGAGGAATTAAAGAAAGAGAACAAAGCTTATAAAGGGAATAGCTGTGGACCCGGAGGTATACAAATGATGTGGGGTGAAGGTCCACGTGGATGTATGACTAACATGTCTCACTTTCCAGAAAAAGGGGATATGTTTATTTTTCCTGCATGGTTAAAACATTGGGTGAGTCCTTATAAATCTGATTGTGTCAGGGTTAGTGTCTCAGGTAACATACACGATTCTGCTAAATTAAATAATATTTCTAAAACATGAAAATAAATAATAAATACAAGTATATACAAGGAAAACAGATCACGGACCATGGAACTGGGACCAGGGTTTATGACATAGATAATTCTAGACTTCCTTCAGTGACTACTATATTAGGCGCTACAAAAAACACAGAATTTTTAAAGAAATGGAAGGCCAAAGTTGGAGAAGAACAAGCAGAACGAATCAAGAATCATAGTTCTAAACGGGGAACATCCATGCACAAATTCATTGAGTCTCATGTCTCAGGAGTTGGCTACGATGATCTTACAAGCATCGGACAGGAGGCGAAGCCCATGGCCGAAAAAATTATTGAAGTTGGTTTTACGCCTATCGAAGAAGTCTATGGTTCAGAAATTATGTTACATTATCCTGGGTTATATGCTGGCTCTACTGACTTGGTATGTTTACACAATGATATGGAGACTATTGTAGACTTCAAGCAAGCCAACAGACCTAAGAAAGAAGAATGGATTGAAGATTATTTTTTACAGATTGCGGCATATGCACTGGCGCATGACTACACACACAAGAGCACAATTAGACAAGGAGTCATAATGGTATGCACTCCTGACTTATATTATCAAGAATTCAAGATACAGGACTCTGTTTTAAAGCAGTGGAAACACAAATGGCTTAAACGATTGGACATGTATCATGAACTAAAGTTCGATGAGAAAGAACAAGCAAACGTAAAAATGAAAGAGGAGGACTTTAATGAACCAAAAACTACGTAATACACTAGAGGCTAGATATCAAGCAGAGATTGAGGACGCAAAGTACAAGATCAGATGCTACAGTGAGCAGGAAATAATTATTCCTGAGCACCCAGACATCACAGCTGAAGTGGATAAATTACTGGACAAGTTGTCGCAAGCTGAGGAAAAGATGGCGGTAATGGAGCTACATTATGGCAAAATTAAGGCAGGACAGCAGATTCTGTAGTCCGGCTGACAGTATAGAGATGTCACAGATAATTTTTATTTTAAAAAAAAAAAATAAAGCTAAAAAAACTGTCTTTTTGTCATTTTGAACGATTATCGTTGGTATACAACAATAATAGTTGACAAAAAGTATGACAAAAAATATTTTTTTGACAAAAAATATTGTCAGTTGTACACTTATGTCACAGGTGCTCTATCCCGGTGGGAAAAAGTTTTTGGTTTTTTGGTTACCTAAATATCTGGTATATCTCTTATAGGGGTGATATACAGGGCTATGCCTAAGAAGAGAAGAAAACAAATCGCAACTCATACAACTCCCGAAATACCTTTTCCTAAAGTCCGGGTGGAGTGGATTGATATCTTAAGTGACTCGGGCTGGGCTAGCGATAAAGAATTTGACAAGATGAGATTAAGTTATCCAGTCAACGAAGGTTGGTTATATTCTAAAGATAAGGATTCAATTAAATTATTTGCTTCTTTCGATAGAGATGATGATGGTATTACTTTTGGGGATCGGACGATGATTCCAACTTCGGTTGTTCGGAAGATTCAGAAACTGTAGGCTCCTCAATTGCTTCACCTTCAACAGTCTTTGCATTTAAAAGAGGTGCGTAGTCGTCTAGTATCTGTTTCATTTTGTTTTCTAATTCCTGTTCTGACATGTCTTCTAATTTCCCAGTTTTTATTATTTTTCTGTCTATGTATAGTCCTGCTGCCTTGCCTCGTGCTACTTCAGCGTTTACAGCAGAAGAGAAACTTGATTTCTTAAGGGCTGCCTGTTTAATTCTGTCTAGTTCAGCTACATGTCTCTCGTATGTGACTTGGTGTTTTTGTAATCTCTCGTCGTGTAGTTTACCAACATATTCCACAACAAGTGGTGATTGTCGTGGATTAGTTAGTTCTGATCCTTCTTGTGCTGCTCTCTTGGGTGAGTAGCCAGCTAGTATTGCCGCTTCAGTCTTAGAGACTGGTCCATCAGGTCCACCAAATACTATAAATTCGGCAAATCTCTTTTGCATTTCTGTCAATCTTTTTGGTAATCCCATGATTGACAATTTAAGGTAAGTCTCCTATATTGTCAAGTGTATGAAAGATAAACGTACATATAACAACATAAAGGAATACGGAGAAGATATGAGTTATGAAAATGATGCAAAGATTAGTAATGAGCCTAAAGAAGACAGAGGTCCTTTAGATTTAGCTTTTTTAATTGATAAACATAAAGCTGAAATATGGGATTGGAAACAGAGAGAGTCTGATTGGATTAAAACTAAAAATTTATTAGATGGTTCTAAAAAAATTATAGACGAGCTAAGTGCTAAATTAATACAGCAAGTTAGGATTATCCAAGAGCTTGAGTATGACAAAGCCACTTACAAAAAAGAAATTGAAAAACTTCTTGCGGAAAAAAATAAATGAGAGTAAGAGACCTGCAGGAATTTCTATCCAAATTCACAGAAGGACAGAAGGACGGAAGTCGACAAGGTAATGCTTTGAGTGATGCTGTTATCTTTGTGGAGAAAGATGGATTCCTAGAAGAAATCAAACGCATGGAAGTTCACGAAAATAGTCAAACAATCTTAGGAGCCACTGGTAATCACCAGTCTCACAGGTTAGTTTTAAAAACAAAACAAGATAGAAAAATTATTATTCCGGATAAATTGCGTAACAATGTGCTGTAATTGCCTGTTATGCTTACCTCGAAAATTGCATGGGTCCAGAAGCAAAATTTTATAAAGAAATTAAAAAATCTATACCCGAAATATCATGGATTCGGCTTGAAAATCTTAGCTCACTTGGCACTCCTGATCTATTGGGCTATAATACTTCTGGGCACTTTTTTACTGTAGAACTTAAAGTTACAAAAGGTAAAAAGATTCGGTTCAGTCCTCATCAAATTGCGTTCCACGTG